ATGCCGTTAAGCGATACCAAACTCCGAAATTTGTTAGGCAAGAACCAAGAGCCCAGCACATTATCGCACAGAGATAGCCTTAGTGTAAGGATATCAGCAAAAGGAACGATTACTTGGCAATATCGTTGCCGAGTTGATGGCAAACAAGTGATCATTACACTTGGCCGTTATCCTGGCCTTTCTATTAAAGAAGCGCAATCGTACATACCACAGTTTCAAAACTGGCTTAGTCAAAAGAAAGACCCTCGCATTGAATTAAAGCTAATGCGTAACAATGCAAAGGGCTTACCCACAATGGCTGAAGTTGCTCATGAATGGGTATTAACTCGTGTGCCAGACCTCAAAGAAAAAACGCAAACACTCTACAAAAACCATGTAAAAAAATGGGTGGCTCCTTACTTAAACGATAGAGCCTTACCCGTCGACAATATGACTATTCATGACTGGGTAAAGTACTTTGATATGGTAAAGCGTGATGGTAGCGCTAAAACCGCCGGCACAATTTTAACCCGTATAAAATCAATTTTAGGTTGGGCTGAAAAACGTGGTTTAGTTAAACCTTTTAATCCGGTTTTAAACCTAAATGTAAGTGATGTAGGTGAGCAGGCGAGTGTAGGCCAACGAGTTTTACAGCTAGATGAAATAGCTAAACTTTGGTTGCAGATTGAATCTACAAGAGCAACATTAGCAACCAAGTCTTGTTTGCAGCTTATATTTATAACAGGCGCTCGCCAGTCTGAGGTTCGTTTAGCTAAGTGGGAGCATTTTGACTTTGAGAATGATATTTGGACTGTACCACCTGAAAACTCAAAAACAAATAAAGCGATAAGGCGCCCAATCTCAAGCTTGATGAAAGAAATCCTGAATAGGCTTGCAACTGTTTACGGGAACTTCGACTACATAATACCAGGTAGCAACCCACGAAAACCAATGACCACACATAGCATTAATCGCTATTGTTGTCGTGTTTGGGAGCAGCTATTTGAAAAATACAGCATGCCTAAATTCATACCACATGATGCGCGTAGATCACTATCTACATTATTAAGCGAACACGGTGTTGCGCCACACGTAACAGAAAAGATGCTCGGGCATACAATGCGTGGAGTTATGGCGGTTTACAACAAACATGACTGGATGAAAGAGCAAAGAGAAGGTTATGAGCTTTATTGTGAACTAATAGGTAAATTTTTAAAGTAAAGAGCTACAAGGTGGCGTTACATGGTGGGGATCTAAGGTAACAGATAGAAACAGAATTGTTGACATTTTCGTCAATATAGTTATCATTCAAATTAATGCATTCAAAGTTTTGCATGCATATTTTAAAAGTTATCAAAACGGCAATAAGGAGCTTGTTATGGCTACTACGTCATTTGAAAAAAACTTTGTAGTAACAGACCGAAACGCTATCGAAGCGTTCAAAGAAAACTGCAAAAAAGCCCATAAAGTTACCACTAACAATCGTAACCATGAGGCAGATAGAGTAAAAGGAATTGCGTTATTAAGACAACGGTTGTCCCACTCTCAGATCTAATAGAGGAGTTTGATGCAGAAGAATTATATCAGCTCCTTTCTACCTTTTGCAGTAATAAAAATTCGGATGTTCAGTCCTTTTTAACAGACCCCAACAAATCAATTCGCCTTGAAAATACCTCTAAGTCCCGAACTTATTTAATCCTTGATGAAGAAGGGCAAATACTAGCCTACTTTTCACTGTCACTAAAAGAAATTCAACTTAATCAAGACAATGAAAAGCCGATAAGTAAAAATTTGCGCAAAAAGCTTGATGGTATCTGCAAAAATAGTGATCGCGTAAATGCTTACCTAATAGGTCAACTAGGTAAGAACGACTCTATAAACGATAACCTAATAAACCTGGAACTGATTCTCGAAGAAGCCTATACGCTGATAGATAAAGCAAATCAACTTGTTGGTGGTAGGGTAATTATACTTGAGTGCGAAAAAGTAGCTAAATTAGTGTCATTATACCAAAGTGCTGGGTTTAACATCTTAATTGATAACCCTGCTGAGCGTTTAATCACTATGTACACATTTGTTAGGTAGTACCAATGTACGAATTTTTACTTAAAGTTGCGGCTATTGCACCAATTACAATCCCCTTAGCCGCACTAGTTGCTCTTTATGGTATTAAGGTTCAAAAAAAGGAAAAGAGGCTTGAAAAGTCTTTATCTTTCTCTCATGGACTAAGTGAAAATAAGCTATTTCAAGACTCATTTAAGACTTTGTCTGTGCTTTTAGATAATAGACTAGACAAACCACTTTCAGAATACGCAACAAAAGAAATGAGTACTGATGAAGCAAATGCTATCAGGTCAGTATTAAATGAGTTAGAAAGAATGGCTGCAGGGGTTAGGTATAATATTTATGATGAAGAGTTCTTGTTTTCCTCATTATCAACTCTAGTTCTTAATGTTCACCTTCACTTAAAGCCTTATATAAAAGAAGTGAAAAAGAGAAATCCATTCTTATATGAAAACTTAGACTATATTTGTTTAAGTTGGAAAATAAAGAGATTAAATAAAAAATAAGGAAGATCTTATCCTCCAGAAGAGTAATAGAATTATTACAAACCGATTATGCAAAGGGCTTAGGTTCAAGATAACATAGCCAAAGATAAAAATAATTTAAAGAGTTTAAGCGGGATTTCCTCAATGACAAAAGAACAAAAAAAACCATTTACTAAGAGAGAATGGATCACACTAATAGTATTATTAAGCATCGTTCAAGCCTTTTTTTGGTATGCGGTTTTTGAAAATTCGCAGAGTTCTTCTGCCCTTTCTTATGTATCTTTTGCGGGTACATTGGTCTCGATAATTTTGGCTGTTTTGGCTATTGGTTATACTTATGGAGAATCAATTTCACAAAAAGGTAAAAGTGATGAGTTAGCTGAGCAAATAAAAACACTTGGAGGATTGATTGAGAGTGTTGAGATTGAAGCAAAATCATTAGAAAAAATACAAGTCATATCTAAAGAACTAACTAGCTTTATCGGAACTTATAAGAGTGATAAGCAGGTTTCGGAGAAACATTTAGCGGATATTCAATCTTCAATGTTAGCTTTCTCCAAGGTTGAACATAAACCAATAATGAATTCTATTACTCCTTTGTCAGAGTTAGAGCAATTATTTAATGATAGAAGCCCACTAGATACATTGTGTTACTTGATGTTAGTTTACTTAGAGGAAAATCAATCCTCTCACAGCTATAGAAGTATGGAAGAAATAAATGAACTCTTACATGAGACACCTATGAACTTAGATATTGCTTTTTTTCGAGGAGCAATGTTCACTCAATCATCACTATTACAAAATTTGGGTTATATTGAAGTTGATAATGGAAATTATTTCAAGTTAAATAAAGAGTTCAAGGAATATATAAAAACGAGTTTAATAAATAAAGAAGAGTTAGAAGGAGACTCTTCTTATACTAAAATAATCAAGAATGTTTATAAAATAGTTTTAGGATAGGTTATTTATAATTTAAAATATATTTCATTAGATCTCAGGAGTGATTTTAACATTATTATGAAAATAATATTTATTTAAATGATTACTCCAAGGTGTATTGCCAATATAGTTAACAGGTCTATAAGATCTTGCTTAGAGTAAGCCCGCAATTAGCGGGCTTTTTTGTTAGTGTGGATTAACACTGAACTAAAATTAAATCTTAACACCCAAACTCTAAAACACTAGTAGTTCTGTGCATTCTGATTGATTGTGTAACTACACCTTCGACATTGTATTGGTCAAACCCAGTTAATTTGTATGGCTTATTAGCTGGGTTTGCAGATAGCAAAAGGTTATTAGTTAAGTCGGCTATCTTACAAACAAACTGACCATTCAAGCATGCAACGATTACATCGTTCTGCTGAACATCTTTGGACCTATCAATAATTAACAAATCACCATCAAAGATCCCCACACCTTCCATACTTCGGCCACTTGCACGGCCGATAAAAGTTGAGTCCTTCAAAAAGCTCATATCTAAGGTTTTAGGAAGTTCTTTAAATTTAGGTCCAACATTTACATTTTCGATAATCATAATAGGTACTCGTTACAATCTATTCTTGAGATTATAGTCGTTTACTGTGTTTTTATACAGTATTCTTATTTTCTTCGACTGTATAAATCCCCAGCTTGTTATAAAATGAACAGTACCTTAATCTAGGGTTTTCAATGGAAAGGGATGATCATGGAAGCGGAACGACTAATCTTAGATGCAATTGAAGCGAAACAAAAAATAAACGTCATTTATCATGGCGGTAGTATGAGCGGTCAGCCAAGACAGTTAGGTCCTATTAGCATTAAAGGCAATAAGCTAAGGGCTAAATGCTACAAAAGTGATGCCTTCAAAACGTTTGTTATTGATAAAATCCAAGTAATAACTAGTGATGGTGAGTTAACAGAAAAGAGATCACCAAACACACATTCAAAATTAGTGATTGAGCCAGAGCAAACTTTATTAGATGTATCAAACGCAATTCAACCCCACTTTGATGACAAGTTATGGCTTGTTGAATTAAACGAAGATAATAAATCACTATATATTTACCCTCGTTTTAAAAATGGTAAACCCAAGAAATCTGTAGATTTAGCTTTATTCTATGAAGAATATCGTACTGAACTTGTTTTAAATGAGACTACAGATGAATTTGAAGATATTGAAATAAAAAGAGTAAAACCTTGGCTGGTGTCGTGTAAAAACAAAACAACAACCTCCTTCGGTTCTTTAAACAAAGCAACTGCAAAGTTCTTTGAATGGGGTAAAGAGCTATTAGGCGATTCCAGTGTTCAATTTAAATTTACAGAATGCGCAACTTTAAAGTATCTAAAACTGATGTGGCCAACAGATAGTAAAAGTAAAATTAAACGAGAGTTAGCAGAGTATCCTAGTGTTTATTTTAATTCGGCCCTTAATGAGGGGTCATTCAATAATGATAGTTGGTTTTATCAAGTTCCTTACACATTCAGAGATGCACTTGATATAAAGTATGAACAAAGAGTGAAAGATAAAAAACCATACATGGTATGGACACAAGGGCCAATCCTGAAGTTTAAAATGGGTGATACGTTCCCTTCGAAAAATGGTATCAGCACAATCCAAGTTCAATATGGCGAACAGATGGGTTGGGATAGAGAAAAGGATGAAATGTTTCTCGGAAGTGTTGTTTTTGACCTGTTCGAACACGTTAACAATCAATACTTTTTCAAGCAGCGTTATCAATGTGATCAAATGATGTTCTTGCAGCTATTGATTACAGGTGAAGGTATAGATAGATTTACTAAATTAACAAGATCATTAAATTACTAGAAAAAAGCCCGCTAAACGCGGGCTTTTTAATGTTACTGATCAACCATGTTTCTAAACTTATTATATTTAAGTATCTGATAGTTTAGCCCAAAAGCAGAGCGTATGAGTCTGCCATTTGAATCGAGGGATAAGTACTGATCAATTTCACTGCTAGTTAGTAGTAATGTTGGGTTATTGATTGTGAAGGTAGTGATGTGATCTTTATCTTTTTTGTAAGTTATGTCTAGATGCTCTAGTAGCTCGAAATGAAGAACTAACTTTCTGAATTGACCATTGTCAATTTCAGAGCATAAACAGTTTAAAAGCAGAAGTGTGAGCTCTTGGTTTGATAGTTGAGCTCTCAAAATATTACTGTATTTTTTTTGTTCTTGATATGTCGTGATACTTGTTTTTATTAGTTTTAGTATTTGATAAAGGTTTCTAAAATAGCTGCCAAATACTCTGTTTTCGTATAGATAAAACGCGTTGAAAACATTTACGATCGATGACTTATCACCAACGCCTTGGTGAGCATCTTGTATCGCTGATATTAATCTATTTAAACTGTCTATGCCTGGAAGCTTACTAGTACTAAAAACTTCAAAGTAAGGGATATTTAGTTTCTGACTTATTTCATCGTGTGAATCAATATGGTTGTAATTAAACTTATCTAGAAGACGACCATGTAGCTCTAGCATATTGAAAAAAGTGGTTTCAAAGCTCTGCACAGCAAGTAATTTTGCTTGTTCTTCTAACGCGGTTGCTGAGTTGGCAAGTTCATTGCGAGTAAGAGCTAGTTCCTGATTGCTGACTTGTAAAGCCCTTTCATTTTGCTCTATAGCTTCTGTTCCTTGTTGTATTGCTTGTTCACTTTGTTCTAGAGCTTTCTTATTTTGCATCAACGTATGAGCAATTAAAATTAAACTAAGGAATGCAAATATAGGGTTTAGAACGCCCCCGAAAAAGTCGCCAACGGCACCCCAATCACCAATAGTTTGAGCAAAGCCAATGCCGAAGTTATCTATATAAAACAAAAAGGCAGATATTCCTGCTGCTACCGCTAAACAACAAATTAGTATTATCATCCATTTCATTTTTTATTTCCCTTTAAGTGAAGTAAGCAATTTAGTTATTTGGTCCATACCATCAAAAGTACTTGGTAGATTCTCAGAGTCGCTGATAATCCCACTAAAAATTAAGTTCTCGAATTTCTCTAATGGATTCGTTTCTTTATCCCCTTTAACATCATTCGAGTAATCTGTATAACTTTCAATAAATTGGCAAAGAGTGCGTCTTAACTCTATTTGTAAAACCTGAGCTTTAACAGATTTGTAATTTTGTAGAATTACTCTAAAAAAATAGATCAGTATTATTTCTAAAGAAATAAAGGGTACTATTTTAATCAAATAATTGAGTGAGGTATTTTCTTTCAGTATTGAATCTGGAAGCCAACCAAAAATAATACATATGAGTGGGATTACCATTATGATACCCATGGATACTAACCATCTATATAGAGATTCTGCTTCACTACTTTTTTGTATTAATAAGTGATGAAAACCTTCAGATAGGCCAGCAAAATTAAGCCGTGACTGTTGTTTTTTTAGAGTCTCCTCTAATTTATCAACCTTAGTTTGCCGAGCATCTAACTTTTTATCAAAGTCAGATATTTTTTCATCTACTTCTCTGTTGAAATCTATCGCACTATTTATACATCTTTCAACTTTTACAACTTTATCATCTATCGAAGAAAATAAAGAAATCTCTTCAGAGTTGTATAAGTGTTTCATAATTTCATATGATAAAAAGTAGGTTATTTGAGTTAGCTCAGAGTTAAATGATGAACTGAATGTCTGGCTTGCTAAATAATCGGAAGTTCTTTTTTTTAAGTTGGTTACTGCGTATTCATCATTTAGGAGATCACTTGAAGTTGTTTTTATACTATTACGAAAATCAAGCTCATAAAATAATTTAGCACACCCCAAATACAGTCTTTCAATTTCAGCCGCATGTATATCGTCATTAGGGATTGAAGCATAAAACTTACTTATTAAGGATAGTAATTCTGTTTTAAATTTTTCCCCATACAAAATGCTAAAATTATCCCAGATATCAGGGGTATCCCTAATATCTTTTATTATATCTACAGAATCTCTAAATAATTGAAAATAATAACCTTCTTTTCCATTGTTTAAACTGAACTTGTCATTAAAACTCTTTGGATCAATTGTCCAGTAGAAGTCTAGGAATTTAGAAAGAGTATTAACTTTACCTTTGAACAGCATGTATTAGTCCTTTAATTTTATATTTCGAAGTTACAGAGACTTACCTGTAAAAATCACTTTACCTACTAACGTACAATTACCATTGATCGGTATGAGTTGCTCAGGCCAGTTGGGGTTGGCGGCTTTTAGGAACTTTTGATTGCCTTCAATGATCAGCTGTTTGAAAGTAGCTTGGTTGTCGTCATCTAAACGAGCTACAACATACGAACCGTGGATGCATTCGGCTTCGGGGTCAACAAAGATTAGGTCGCCATCATTAAACTTAGGTTCCATGCTTATTCCTTGAACCTTTAGAACAAATGACTGTTCACTACAATTAACAGGGCAAAGGAATCTTTCAGCATCCACAGGGCTAACTTCAGAAATGTCTGACCAAGCACCAGCTTGAACCCAACTTATTAGCGGAAGTTGGTGTTTAGCAATAGGTGTTGATGTTGCATTATCTAGTTCACCTATTCCAAATTGAAGGTACTCAGGGGTACATTTTAGTGCTCTAGCAAGCGACTCTATATTTCTAGGGTTCTTGGTTTCACCCTTTTCTAGTTTTTGAATAGAATTTTGCGCTACACCAACGAGTTCGGCTAATTGATATTGAGTAAGATCTAAAGCTTTCCTTAGCTTTTTCACACGATTAGCAATATCCATATCATCTCCAAAAGTTGTTAAATATAAACACTTTAATTAGTTGTTCGGAAGATTATCACAACTTAAAGTGGTTCAGGTCAAATATCTATTATTGGTTATAAATTCTTAAATACAACAAATAGTGGTTTACAAACCACTAAAGGAGATCTTAATATATACCTAAAGTGGTTAGCCATTGAAGGAGATGAGAATGTCAGCAATTGAAAAAGCTATAAAGCTAATTGGTGGGCAGACAAAACTTGCAAAAATTTTAGGAACAAAGCAATCAGTTGTATTTCATTGGGTGCACCGTCATGGCCAAGCCCCAGCTAAATACATTCCACGTATTTCTGAATTAACAAACGGCGAAGTATCGGTAAACGATTTATTAGCCGATCACCAAAAATGCAACAAGGAGAGTGCCGCATGAATACTGAACAAGAAATAGTGAATTTAAACGTTCATCCAGATGCAAAGGCTATGTTGTTTGCTTTGCTTCAAGAGAACTTAGCATTGCGTGAACAAGTAAAAGAGCTAGATGAAAAGCTAGTCGACTCAAAAGAAGCTATGCAGTTGCTTGGTTGTGGCCGTAAAAAGTTTTGGGAATTATCAAAAGTTGAAGGGTTCCCGCTGCCAGTCCAGTTCGGAAAATCAAACTACTACCGTGTTCAAGATTTAGTGAAGTTTAGAAACCAGTACCAACAAAACGTAAACAGCTAGGAGCATTGATCATGGCAAATTCTTTAGCACAGAGTGATGAAAAAAATGCAGTTCAACTTGAAGTTGTTGAAGGGCGAAAATTACCAAAAGGCCTTACTGAAATTAAAGCATTGATGGGTGATACAAAGCGTACACCTGGTTACCTATTTGATGCAGTTTTGACAGAACAACAGCGAAAAATTATTTGTTTTGCTGCAGGGCTTAAACAACGTCACGTAAAAATGAGTTTTTACAAGTTCGATTTTCAAGAACGCAAAGCCGTACATAAAGCTATTTTGAATTTACAAAGTATTGTTGCCACGTTTGATGATGCAAATGTGTTGATGCCTGAAAAGTTTGAACGCACTCAGCCTAAGTTTGATGTAGTTCCGCACTTGGTTGCTGAGCAACAATCTAACACTCAAACACATTAAGGATTGATCATGACGCCAGATCAGCTAATCAACCAAGATAGCGGTAATGTTGAATATTACACACCGGATGAAGTGTTAGAACGTGTTCACTTGATGTTTCCAGTAATTGATTTAGACCCTGCGAGTAATGAAATTGCTAATCAATCAGTTAAGGCAAAGCGTTACTTTACCAAAGAGGATGATGCTTTAACTCTAGACTGGATTGCTGACACTGTTTGGCTTAACCACCCATTCAATAAAGGTGAGCTAGCTTGCAAGCCTAAGTGTGTTAAAAAAATATGCAATGACCCTACTTATCATAAATACCGAGGTCATTGTATTACCGAAGATATTGCAAGCAATGGTGATTGGGTTGATTACTACTTAAATCAGTTTGCTTTAGGCAACTTTAAAGAAGCGATGAATATCACCTTTGTTAATAGCTCAGAAGCATGGTGCCAAAAGTTATTAAATGCGGGTGTTAGCTGCTTTATTGATGGCCGAACTCACTTTAAAGACCCGCAAGGCAATGTAAAGAAAGGCGCAACAAAGGGCTGCTTCATAACCTACCTAGGCCACCGAGCCGAAGAATTTAAATCAATCTTTTCCACTCTTGGCGTTGTGAAATAACAACGATCAAAACCCCAAAGGACGACTAAAAATGACCACTATCAAAGACCGAGATCTATCTAAAAATCAGCGTTTAGTAGACAACATCGTATTACATGCCATTGACCAAGTTAATTTTACAGTTAGGAACTTAGGTAAGCGTCCAACGTTTGCTATGTTGATGGAATGCGAAAACTGCCTTACTGACTTTATGCCAGTGATTAAGTTGATTGTTGATGACTACCCTGAGTATGCACATGTTTACGACAAAATGGCGAGCGTACTAGAGGCGGTTCAAGTTCATGACGATCTAAGCTTGATTGAGTTTGCATAGCAATGCTAACAAACCACCCTCTTGATTTAGAAACCCTTAGACTATCGAGTATAGCTAAGGGTTTAATTTCCTCTATTAGCGATATCGACAACCACAACTATTTGGCTCGTGGCTTACAAAATGTGCCTGTGCCACTACAAAGCCGGATAGCCCGCAAGTACATGGACCGATACAACCAAAAAAAGGCGGGGAGTGAATACCGGGCTAATACATGGTTGCGCCGCACTATAAACCGTTTAAAACCACGCTTTGGCGTGTTGTTCAGTATTACTCAAAATATGCCATTGCCATGGCATATTTTAAGTAGTGTTGAGAAAACAAAAAAACATGCGGGTGATTTGGCAATTGAGTGTGTGCAAATAGCACTTGATGTAAGCGAAGAACATCAAGCAATGGATTATGAGCAAGTACTTAGATTTACCTATGAAGCCGTAGCAGATCATGCAAAAGCTATTGGCGTAAACGTGCCATTTTACGCGATGCGTGATGATGACTTACCGAGTGAATGCTTTGAAATTGCCTTACTTAAGATGCAGTGTGATAAATGGTGGACTCGCCAGTTAAAAACCCTACGTCGACAATTTATAGAGTTATTAGAAATAGCCACAGGGCAGGTGGGTAAAGACCTATACCACGACAAGAAAAACAACAAGTTTAAACGCCGTGGTATTAGCCCGTACTCATCTAAGCAAGCGCAACGTGAATTTAGCTTTGCGCAAGCAAGCGGGCGTCAGTTCCTTGAAATGATGGAGCTGCAAAGTAGCGACGGCGATGTCATTGACTTAATAGAAGCGGTTAAAAGTGGGATGGCAAATCCAGCGAACCGACGTAATGAGTTAATGTTGCGTATTCGTGAGACTGAAGAGCTTGCTGACGAAATGGGTTATGTAGGCGTATTTTATACAATTACGTGCCCTGCAAAGTACCATGCAAATTCAGCCCTGTGGCAGGGCACAACTCCCAAAGATGCACAAAGCTATTTAACTCGCACTTGGGCAAGAGCCCGTTCTAAATTAAACCGCCGTGACCTTAAATACTTTGGTGTACGTGTAGTTGAACCCCATGCAGATGGTTGCCCGCATTGGCACATGATGCTTTTCATGCCTAAAAACAAAGTTCAAGAAATCAATGCGATTTTACGTTGGTACTTTATTCAAGAGGATAAAACCGAGCTTTATGACCGTTACGGCCCTGAGTTAACCCGAGTTAAAGTATTTAATAAATGGGTGAATGTAGATAAAGAAGGCACTCACTTAAAACTTATTGAGGCTTGTGTTCCTTACCGTGCTAACACAGAGAAAGCCCGTTTATTTAAGATTTATAAGCAAAAGCGCCAAGAGTGGGGCTTTAAAAAAAGCCAAGGCAAAAAGGCCAAAGAGCCAAGCAAGTTTTATCGCACTTTTTCCCCGCGTTTTGATGCTGTGATCATGGATAAAAACAAGGGTAGTGCTGCAAGCTATATTGCTAAGTACATCAGTAAAAACATTGATGGTTATGGTGTCACTGATCATGAAGACGCTGAAACGGGTGAAAACTTAACAAGCCAGGTTAATCCTGTTTTAGCTTGGGCAAGTACGTGGAATATCCGACAGTTTCAGTTTCAAGGTTCACCTAGTGTTACGGTTTATCGTGAGCTACGCCGTATGCGTAAAGCACTTGATGATGACGAGTTTGAGCCAATACGCCAAGCAGCAGATGCAGCAAACTGGAAAGAATACGTAAAGCTGCAAGGTGGTATGTGTATTGGCCGCGATGCAAACTTTAAAACTCATTACGAAGAAACCCCACAAGGTAATGATTACGCTGAATTGGTGAAGCGTATCAAAGGGGTTTACCGCACTTTAAACAATAACCAGTTGATAACTAGGTTAGTCGAGTGGACCAGACAGCTCAAAGGTACAGCAGAGAAAACCGCAGCTAAGGACAACACCAACGTCGGCGCAGCCGACCTATCTTGGACTAGTGGTAATAACTGTACGCCCATAGCCACGGGCTCTAGGGACGAGTTGTTACTTGATATGGTGGGTTATGACAAAAAAGAGATCGAGCAGGTTAAAAAGGATCTAATTTCAGGTAAAAGGATCAGGCGAAACGAGCAAATTTACCAAATAAGGGATGGCCAGTTGCAGGTTCTGGACGAAACAGACCAACAAAAACATGAAAAACGACTCGCTATTGAATATCGAGCGAAAACTCTCGCCCAAAAATCGGGTAGCTGGTATGTAACCGATTTACATAGACAACAAGCAAAAGAGTTAATAGAGCTTGCATACACATACGCAGAGCATGATGGCCGAGATTCATTGATTGAAACAAGGAATGAGAATGGGCTTGTTGTAATAGGGGACTGGGATTTGGCGTTGTTAGTTAATGATGAGCAAGCTTCAGCAGTAAGTGAAAGTGATTGGTGGCGTTTACAGTTAATGGCTTAATGAAATTAGCCTTAACTTATTTGTCAGATTTTACTGCTAGCGTTTTATTAACCCTAATTGAAGATAGTTGTTCCCGCCACAAACGGACTTTTAGGATTGAATCGTGTAGTTCTATAATTGGAGCTTTCAGGGAATTATGTATATTATTGTAAACAACTTGTGCTAAATTTGGTTTATAGGAAGAGTACTATTGTCAGCTGTAAGGATTGCTCTTGGATAATAATGATGAAATTTTATTAAATTCCAATTTAATTAGAAGGCATTCATCAATGAAAGTTGATTTTAGTGCCCCGGTACAAGTGTTTATGTGGCAAGTTTTGCAGGATTCACTTGAAACTTTGGATGTAAGTCGTATTTCTGTTTGGCTATTAAACACTGATCCTATAAACAATATTTTAGAATGTGTTGCAAATACTGACTGGGGAGTTAATGGTACTCCTGATGAACTACCATATCTAACAAAAGGTGATTATCCACGCTATTTCGAGGCAATAGAGTTCGGAGCCCCCATTGTAGCCAATAATGCGCTCACTGATCATAGAACAATCGACTTCACCGATACATATTTAAAAACAGAAAATATCAAGTCTATGCTAGATACAATTATCTTTAGTGAAGGTAAACCTATTGGTGTTGTTTGTTTTGAACAAAAAGTCACTTTCAGAGAGTGGAATAGCTATGAAGTTTTTTTCGCTGAATTGATCGCAGATTGCTGCACATATCGATTTATGGCTCAAAAACAATCTAAGTTAGAAGAAAAGCTCCTTAACTTAGTATTTTACGATGAGTTAACAGGTGTTTATAACCGTCGGTATTTTTTTGACACTATTGATAAAACAATAAGTCTCCACGTACGCAAAAGCTTACCTTTAAGTATTGGTTTTATTGATTTCGATAACTTTAAATCAATAAATGATACATATGGACACCAAACGGGCGATAAAGTACTGAAAGAGTTTACTAAAATTGCACAGACAAGTCTCAGACGAGAAGATTTAATTTTTCGTTTTGGTGGTGAAGAGTTTATTGTTGTGTTTCAAGGCGTAGGCGTAATTGATGCTAAGAATGCTCTCATCAGGCTGCAGAGTTCAGTTAAGACTATATTGATTAATCATGACATTGAAGCATTGAATTTCACGTTTAGTGCAGGTGTAGTTGAATTAACTGAAAGATCATCTATTAAAAATGTGATAAAGCAGGCTGATAAACTACTTTATAAAGCTAAAAAAGAAGGTAAAAATCGCGTGGAGTGTTAGGCAATGCGCATCTTGTGTTTATGAGTCTTATGGCATAAGTTTCACTTACAGGGATTGTTTGATAATACAACTATAGGTTAAATGTACTTCTATGCTTAGTGAATGGATTTCGTTAGTTTTAGCCGGTTCTTTTTTGGGTTTATTTTGTGGAATCGCTACATTCCTTTTAATATACCTTTTCTCGATCATTTTCTTCCGCAAGGCAGATGGTGACTTTCTAGCCATACTTTCAATGGTAATTGTGATTATGATGCTATTAGGTTATTACGATTTTAGCTTTCAGACGTTTTTTGAGGCCTTAGAACCGAAAGATATTCTCATAGATGGGGTTGTGTTGAAATCAAATGCTCTTGTTGTTTCACATATATTTTTTGTGCTCTTGTCTTATATTGGTATCTACTTAAGCCGGTTCATTTTTTATAAAAAGTTATTTGGCTTTTAAAGTCCAATCAAACTTAGTTGCTCTTCTTTTGGTAGTTTACTTATCAATGATGCAGCAAGTTGTGCCGTAGTTTGGCGTGGTGGGTTTAAGTAATGTTTAAATGCCAATGTACTAACAAACGTTGCCCCACAGTTTTTAACGTCAGTGCATGAAACATAAAGATCAGCTACATGGGTCGATTGATTTTCTCTTGATGAAATAGTCGCGTTACTACCACAGTTCGGACACGTTACCCGCATAATCACACCAATATAAATTAACAAAACAATAACTGTAATTATATACAGTGTTGATCAGGTTTCCAAAAAGAGTTTAACTATTCAGTAGAATGATAAGTGTAATTTTACTTTAAATGGAGTTGCTATGAGTATTAGTTATGGTTGGGAAAAGCTGTATTTGGCAATTGATTGTCTTACTAGTGAAGGAGATCAAACTAGTAGACTGATAGATGCTGTCTCATTTAATTTAGCGCAAATCAGGTCAGAGAATGACTTACCAGAAAATCTAAAACAGCGATTTGATAATTTAATGGAATCATTTAGAGCAGTTCAGCCTACACAAAATGAAGGCCTGTACAGAGCAACAATAAATTCTTTCAATGCAATGGAAAGAAAAGCTGCTGTTGAAGAAATAATAAGTTTATACACAGAAATGTCTAAACATAGAGAATTGATATAATTTTAAGGCGCGAATTTAGGCGCCTTAATATATTAAGCTGCTGGCTCTAAATCAAACTTAAGTTTTAACTTGCTGCTTATTTCAGGATCTTGTTCAACCGCATCAACCATATTTTTGATTAACGGTTTAGTCTCGTTTTTAAAATACATGGCATCGTATTTAGTAGGGTCGCCAAGGCCAGCAGTGTTAGATGGAATAATGCCAGATAAGCCAGGTGGAAAACGGTGAGCGTTCAGCACATCTTGTGCTGACACGTTCTTAACGTTCATAAACTCATCTTTACTTTCAAAGTTACCGACAGGGATTATTTGTAAGCCTTTTTCTTTACCGTTAGGAATGTTCACGAACAACGAGCGGAAATTTCCCACGCCCTTACTATCCTGAATTTTCTCTTTGATATCGTCTTCAACTTCAGGGTCTAAGTTAGGATCAGTGGCATACATGATAAACCCCATGTGCGCGCCATTGATGTAGTATTTACGGCGAAATAGGGTCGCATCTTCATTTAAAAGCGTAGCTTGTAAACCGCCTAAGTAATCAGGGCAACCATATACTTGTTGAACAGGATCATACTGTTTAATCCAAATGATATCGCGGGCCTTATACTTTCTTACTTGATTGTTACGCTCAAGCACTACGGCGCCACCATCACCAGTCGCTCGAGTGCGATAACTTGGCAACGGAAATAATCGCACCGGTTGCTTAAAGCCGTTGCGAATTTTAAGTAAGGCCACATCACCAAATTGCACTAGATTTAAAAATGCAGCCTGTACTTGTTGGGCACTCATGCCACCCGATATAAAACGGCCAGCTGCCATATTGGCACGGCTTACTACAATGCCGCCGTGCTGCGCATTGCGGCGAGTAAGATTTGCTAATAAATGACGATCTACGGGCGGCTCCCAATAACCGTCCATATCGTTATAAAACAGCGAGTCATAATCGGTTAGCCACATATCTGGCATAACTTGTTCAGGTAAGCTAAACACAACGGGCGCATTTTGTTTACCTTGTTGATCGTTTGGCTGGTCAGTTAGTTGTTCTGCATGGTCCATCGTGATTTTCTCTTAAATGCGTGGTTAATCGGTTCGTTGATCACGGCATGACTTATTGCAAAAAATACGTCTGCATGACCTGTGGTGTTATCGCGGCTGGCTTTAAAGGTAATTGCGCCACCTGTCTCTGTGCTGGTTTTACGAATGGCTAGGCAGCTCATGGCAATGTCTTTGTGTGATGCATCCCATTCAATCCGGTTTGCTTCTACTAAGTCGATCATTTTAAGCACTAAACGAGTTTTGCTGGTTACGCTGTAATGAATAGCTTGGGCTTCGCGCGGGTAGAGGGTTTCTATTGAATCAAATACACCTGCACCAATGCCTGTGGTATCAACACCAATATAAGTGACGCGATACTTTGCGTATATTTTTTGAATCTCACTTACATGGTGAGCGAAGTTCATCCCGCGCCAGTAGTGTTTTTCGAGTACACGGAATTTTTCACCGTCTTTTTTAGGTGGCGCTACCACAACTAATGTGGCGTTATCGCGGGTGCGTGAAGGATCGTAACCTAGCCATACCTCGCGGTTACCAAATGGCTGTGCTGCACTTGGTTTGTGATCTTGCCAACGGGATGCATCGACCATGCATTTTTCAAGGTCGCTGAATTTAAATATACTGTCTGCATCATCAACAAAGATGCACATAAACAGGTTATTAAAGTCATCGGCGTTGTATTCATCGCGCAGTTCGTCAATGTCAAAGAGGTCACAACCCCCGTTTTGCGCATCAACAATAGTTACTACATAGCGCCATTGTTTGTCTGGGCAGAGCCTGCCGCCATCGCGTAAATCATCAAAACTAGGAAACTCGATTTCTTCACGTTCAGCACGGCCTTGTCGCCAGTGATCACCCGTCCAAAAGGTATAAGCAGGGTGTGCTTTTGTAGACGGCGTTGAAAAGTAAGTTTTACGCCACTTTTTATGGGTTGCCATGGCACTGGCAAGTTTATTGAGCTCGTTAAACTTACCTATCCAAAAATACTCATCTATATAAACATGGCCGTGGTAACTTTGCGCCGTTTTGCTATTAGTACTTAAGAACCGTAGCTCAGAATCACCGAGTTTTGTGTGTAATATAATTGGGTTACCGGTTAACTCAATTTCAAAGAATTCTTGAGCAATAGCCACAATGTAACTGCGGAAAACCTCAGCTTGCGCACGACTGGCCGATAAGAATATTTGCGGGTCGCCACTTAACACCGCATCTTTAAATGCTTCACCTGCAAAGTAATAGGTTGCGCCAATTTGACGGCTTTTAAGAATGTTTCGAATACGTTGATGCAAGTTTGCATGCATCGTTTTTTGGTATTCAAACAGTGAGTCGTACCAGGTGCCAAAATCTTCTTCGGTTAAATGGCTTACATCATTTTTACGTTTGCGGCCTTTTGGCTTTGAGTTGCTTTTACCGCTTGGTTGATTTGAGTTGGCCTGACTATTTTGAGGTTGCGGATTTTTTGCAGCTTCTTCTTGCGCACGTTGTTTTTTAAGCTTTACATGCTTTTCAATAAGCATGTCGAGTTCTTTTATTTGATTACCTGTCTTATCGCTAATATCAGTTAAACAAACAATGCGCCTTGCAATGGCTTCATCGACTTCTTCTTCACGCAGTAAGTCGCGCCAGCTATATTTATCAGCCCAGTAATAAACAACACGATCATTAGGCAAGTCTAATTCGCTACGAATTTCACTTGGTGTGTAGTGTCGTAAATAAAGCCGCTTTGCTGCTTCGCGTATTTCCGGTGAATAAGCCATTTAGGTGCTAATTACTCATGTAAAAATTGATAACTAGCGACAGTGTATTCATTTATAATAAGCTTATAACTGACTAAAAAACCTACCTTTTCCTAGAATCTCAATCTAGGAATTTCTAAAAATCAAACCGAATGAAACGCCCATTTTTTAGGGCTATGCTGCGCTTAAATATTGGTTTTAAGCAACACGGCAAACAAATGGCAAAGCAATCAGGTTGGGTAATTGCAGCAACAGAGGGTGCAACGGTAGACGGTCGCACCATTTCAAAAGAGTGGATTAATCAAATGGCCGAATCATATTCGGTTGATGAATATACCGCGCTTATTTGGCCTGAGCATTTTCGTTCAAGTTGGGGACCAACTGAGGGTAAAAACTGGGGCACTGTTGACGAAGTTAAAGCCGCTAAAAAAGGTGGTAAGTTACGACTGTTTGTGAAAATTACCGCTAACGACTATCTGCTTGCTGCAAACAAAGACGGCCAAAAGCTGTTTATGTCTATTGAGCCAAATCCCGACTACAAAAGCGAAGGACGCTGTTATTTACAAGGCCTTGCCGTTACCGATTCGCCAGCTAGCTCTGGTACCAGCCGTTTAAAATTCTCAATTGGTGACAATGAAGCTGAACATGAATATAGCCAGCTTGAAGCGCTTGAACATAGCGACTTTGTTTTCACCAGTACAGAACAAAAGGCAGATATTACAGCCGACAAGCAAGAAAAAGCGCTCGGCCTGTTTGCCCAAATAGTTAAGTTATTTTCTACGGATCAGCAATCAGTTGATCAACAAGATGAAATCACCGAGGAAGAACCCATGAAACAAGAACAGTTTGATGCCCTAATGGGTAAGTTTGAAGGATTAGAAACCAAGGTGACAGACCTTGAAACTAAATTCAGCAAACCGCCAAAAGGCGAAGAAAAGCCACCAAAGGCCGAAGAAACCCCGCCTGCTGCAGAGCCAGAAGCTGATAAAGGCGCAGCAGGTGTCACCTCTGAGCAATTCAGTCAGCTTTTAGAAAAGATGGATGGCGTTAGTCAAAAGGTATCGGGCCTAGAAACCAAATTTAACGCGCTTAGCCAAGAGCAAGAAGACCAAGAACCTAACCCATTAGGCGGCGAAACCGTAGACCTGGTTTAACCCAGTTCTTCTTTTTATTAATGCATAACAGAGCGAGATAAAGCATGCACTTAAATCAAACAGCCGCTGGGTTCTTACAAAAATACTCGGTGCAAGTAGCAAAATCATTTGGTGTAGAAGACGCATCACATAAGTTTGCTATTTCTGACCCAATGGAAACAAAGCTTCGTGCCGCGCTTTTAGAGTCGGTCGAGTTCTTACGCATGATCACCACCATGCAGGTGGACCAAATTAAAGGCCAAGTTGTAAAAGTAGGTAACTACGGTATTGCGACAGGTCGTAAAGCAGGTGGCCGCTTTACATCAGAGCAAGGCGTTGATGGTCATACCTATGAATTGGTTGAAACCGATTCATGTTCGGCAACAACATGGGCGCTGTTATCTACTTGGGCCAACGCCGGTAACTTAAATGAGTTTATGAAGCTCATTAACCAAAATGCCACGCTACGTTTTGCACTCGATATGCTGCGCGTTGGCTTTAATGGTGTGTCAGCAGAAGCGACAACAGACCCAGTTGCCAACCCGAATGGTGAAGACGTTAACAAAGGCTGGCATCAAATTGTTAAAGAAAAAGCGCCTGATCAAATCATGACAGACCCTATTTACTTTAATCCTGATGCAAGCGCTGAGCTAAAAGATGGCGAGTACAAAACGCTAGATGCCATTGTTACTGAGCTTAAAAATACGTTTATTCACCCATCATTACGCAATGACCCGCGTTTAGTCGTGCTAGTAGGTGCAGACCTAACAGCCACAGCACAAACAAAATTGATGAACCAGGCAGACAAGCCAAGCGAAAAAGTCGCTGCCCAGCAGATGGATAAAAACATTGGTGGTATGCGCGCTTATACGCCGCCGTTCTTCCCGGGTAAACGTATTGCCGTAACGATTTTAAGCAACTTGCATATCTATACGCAAAAAGGCACAGCACACCGCAAAGCCAAAGATGAAGAAGACCGCAAGCAGTTTGAAAACTCTTACTGGCGACAAGAAGGCTACGCAATTGAAGAGTTTGAAGTGTACGCCGCAGTTGACGAAGCAGCCATGAACATTGGTCCTGCACCAGCAGCTTAATCGTTAATTAAAACCTGTTGCTAGGCCATTAACCGCCTAGCAACGCATACCAATTAAAAGTAGGTAAATGCCATGAGTGCCATTGCTGATTTTAAAAAACGTCGCCTAGCTGCAAAAGCTGAAGGCGAAAACAAAGCTACAACGGGTAATTCGCAAATTACCATTGCTCAAGATAACACTGCACTTAAATTGCTAGCGAAGTTATTGGGTTGTGACGAGTCAAAAGCGATTGAAACCGCTCAAGAGTATGTTGATCAGAACATCACATTTTTTGAAAAGGGCTTTGATCCTGCCAACGGTGAAGAACAAACCGTGTTTGCAGAAGTAACGCTTGATGATGAAAACAATGTTGAAAGCGTTGAACTAAAGCACGTTGAAACTACAGCAGATGAGCTTAACACAAGCATAGCCAATGTTGACGATGCTGCAGAGTCATTTGCTGAAAGTGCTGAGCAAGCAAGTAGTGCGGCAAGCAACATTGAAAGTGCCGCCGATAAAGCCAGCGATGCAGCCAGCGACCTAGCTTACAGCGCCGATGATATTAACCAAGCAAACAGCGAGTTAAAGGAAACGGTTGACGAGCTAAAAAAGCCGTCGGAGGAGCCAAAATCCTCCAATTCAAAGAGCAAAACGCAGCAAAAAAACAGCTCGAAAAAGTAAGCGTGTCGGGCAGTGGTGAATATGCACCTAGCCTACACCTACAGCTAATTGAATTAGACGAAGACTTAAAACGACTAAAAGGCTTTGTGCGCCGAGCTGACAAAATAGCTCATAAACGCGATGTATTACTGCCTAAGTGGTTACCGATTGTTGAAGACTACTTAACGAAAGAAGGCAAACAAAATGAAGACAACCCGATTTTCTCGTATTGCACTGTATGGCTGTTTGATGTTGGCAACCTCAGTCGCGGCATCGAGCTTGGACAACGCGCCATTGAGCTTAACCAGCCCATGGTTAAAAGCATTCGCCGCCAGTGGCCTGGTTTTATTGCCGACACTGTTTTTGATTGGGCGCAAACGCAAGCAGATAAAGGCCACAGCATTGAGCCTTACTTTGGGCAAGTGTTCAAGCTTGTTGCGGATCATTGGAAATTACCTGAGCAAGTTACGTCTAAATATTACAAATTTGCGGGCCTTGCGTTATTGCGCACGAAAAATGGCGAAGTTACGCCGTCACATGTTGGCGACTTGCAGCGCTTACAGCAAGCCGATGGCTATTTAGCTAAAGCGCAGGAACTGCATAAGCACGCACAAGTTAAAACCGTAAGAAACAAAATAGCGATGAGAATTAGAGCACTTGCTGAGCTTAACGCACAGTAAGCAAACCGTCTCCAAACCCTCCAGTGCATTAGCTGAGTGTTTTAAAAGGCGACTTTTAAATAATCACTGTGACGCTAACTGCACTGACCCTATGCAAAGGTAAATGGCATGACATTCGGATTTGAACATACAGCAGATGACAGCATTGAAATTGATGCTGATAGCGGCTGGCCTGTGCTTAGCACAGAAGAGTTCCGTAATCATCGCCGCATACCTGAATATTATGAAGAAACGGTAATAGCTGATTCGCTCAACCGCAGTGTGTTAGAGATTCAACAGCAAATTAATAATTATATTGCGAAAGGTAACACGGATGTTTCTTTCACCCTGATTGATGGTGTGCCGCAGTTTAGCCAAAGCCAAGAAAGTGTTTACCGTGGCGCCGTTTATGCCCGCTCACATAGTGATCTTATGGGGTACTTTTCGGCAGTTGATCAAAAAGAGACGGGCAATAACAAAGCAGAAGACGTTGAACAGCAAAATCAAATTCTAGCGCAATCAAACCGCAGTATTCGATTATTGCTTGGTCTTGGCCGTGCGGGAGTGCATTCGCTATGAGCCAAACTATTAGTCAGTTACAGCAAGTATGCGAGTTTTTAGTTGCCAGCTTAAATGGTGCAATTCGTAAGAACAATATTGATGCTTGGCAAGAGCGCGGCAAGTTAATCATTTGCAATTCAGATCAAGGCCAAGACGGTTATTTAGTGGCGAGGTGGAAACACACAGCCATTATTGCAATTGAAAAATTCCCACATAAAAAGGTTAACCCTTACAACCTGTTTGCCATGGTATGTGCGTTTTTAATTGATAGCGAGTGGCAGCGCGACGAATTCGGTTTAGATGATCCCGAAATAGACATTGATTTAATTAGTGATGACAACGCCACGGTACTGATTGAATTAGAACTGATGGATGACATTGAGCTTATCCCTGATGACAACGGGCCAGTGCAGTTTAATGGTGGTCGTTACTATGTATCGCTTGCACCAATTAACGTGGCTGAAAATGTCGATGTTGATGTAGTGGGGCGCGCATGAGCATTGTGATCACCCCAAACAAACGCCAAGCACTTAGTGCTAAGCACCAACTACAGCTTTTAGCCTTACCAGCGGGTAAACGAGTGCGTGTATTAAAAACACTCGGTCGTCACGAACGAGCGCTTGCTCGTAAGCGTATTCGCACTCAAACCACGGTAGATGGTGAGAAGTTTACGCCGAGCAAAAGCGGCAAAAAAGGCAAGTTACTTAAACGCATGGGCCGAACACTTGAGCCGTATGTGAAAAGCAGCAACCGCTTAGAGCTAAAGCACAAAGCGGGTTTAACTGGGCGAATTGCTGCCATGCACCAAGAAGGTGGCACCGAGCGAATGACAGCTAGCCGAATGGCACGTATTCACGGTAAGCCGGATTACAAAGCGCCGTGTACTCGCGGCCAAGCCAAAGCGCTGTCAGCTGAAGGGTTCAAAGTACCAAAGAGCAAGGGCAAAGGTTACCGCCGCGCCAGTGTTAAAGAGATTCAAGCGAGTTTAAATCACGGTAAAGCAACCTTGATGCTAAGCATATTACGTGACGAAAAACAGCGTAAAAGCTGGGATATCCCTGTTGATGCTCGACCATTTTTAGGTGACACCACCATAAACGTTCAGCGCGAACTCGCGCAGATATTAAACCAACTCAATAAACGAGGATAAGCCAATGCCACTCGGTAAAGTGCAAGTTAACAATTTGAATTTAGGGCAAGGTGACATTGAAGGTGTCGAACGACACTTCTTGTTTGTTGGCCGTGCCGGTTCAGTAGATGAAGAGAGCCAGCTATTTAGTGTTGGTGCACAAACAGATTTAGGTGATGCGTTTGCTGATAGCCCATTGCGCGACATTCTTATTGCCGCTCAACTTAATGCAGGCCAGAACTGGACAGCGGCGGTTTACCCGCTTGCCGATGGCGAAGATCTACTTGAAGCGATTGACCGCGCAAATGAGGTGCAAAGCTTTGAAATTGTGGTGGTGTGTGACGAGCAGAACACTAGCGCAGGCCTTACCGATATCCATGACCACCTAACATCACTACAAGCCAAATTAGGTCGTTTTGTTTCTAGCTTAGTTGCGTTACCTGGCATTGATGTAGCAACACAAACATGGGCTGCGTATGAAGCCGCAACCATTGCTATTCAAGATGGTATTGCCGCGCATTTAGTGGTGCCAGTGCCACAGCTACACGGCAATAACGTGGGTGTATTAGCTGGCCGATTATGTGACCGCAGCGTAAGCATTGCAGATAGCCCAATGCGTGTGGCAACAGGCAGTGTGTTAGGGCTAGGCGATGCACCGGTTGATACAGACGGCGAGCCATTATCACTTGCCACATTAGAAACACTGGCCAATAACCGCATGAGTGTGCCGCAGTGGTATAGCGACTTTGAAGGTATGTATTGGAGTGATGCACAAACGCTTGATGCAACGGGTGGTGACTATCAATACCTTGAACACTTGCGCCCAGTACACAAAGCCAGCCGACAAGTGCGCGTATTAGCGATTCGTCGTGTTGCTAACCGTTCGCTTAACTCAACACCGAACAGCATTGAGTTAAACAAAGCGTATTTTATGAAGCCGCTACGCGAAATGAGTAAAAGCACGACTATCAATGGGACGGCGTTCCCGGGTGAAATCACACCGCCTATTGAAGGGGATATCACGATTGAATGGACCAGCAATAAAAGCGTGGTGATTTACCTTATTTTGCGCCCATACAACAGCCCGAAAGAAATTACCGTCAACATCATGCTTGATTTAAGCAGCAACTAGGAGCAGTCATCATGCGTTTATCTGGAATGAATTTTAACGTCAACTTAGGTGACATTATGGTGCATGTGGACACGGCCACGTTATCGATCACAGATAACAGCGCTGTATCACAAACGGGCGGTGTGCCCGATGGTGCGGTTGATGGTGATGTATCGGCAAATGGTGAGCTGTCAGTTAATGCAAGTAACTTTGCACTTATCTCAGATGCAGCTAAGAGCGCCGGTTCTTGGCGTGGTATGGAACCGTTCGACATCATGTTTTACGGCAAGACCTCAAAAGACGAAATGAAGGTTGAAGCATTTGGTTGCCGCATCAAGCTCAGTGACATTTTAGACATTGATAAAAAAGGCGGGCAAGCAAGCTTATTTAAAATCCCGTTTGATGTAACGAGCCCTGACTTTGTTCATATCAATGGTGTGCCGTACTTACGCCCAGACGAAATCGAAAACATAGTGCAGTAAAGGTGAGCGTGAATGGATTTTATTGATCACCTAGTTATTGCACAGGAACGCGCTGAACAACGCTTTGTTGATCAGCGATTAAAAGGACTTAACAACAGCCACAAACTCAGTGCAACGGAATGCATTGAGTGTGGTGACCCAATACCAAAAGCACGGCAAAAAGCAGTACCAGGTGTACAGCGCTGTGTTCCGTGCCAAGAGTTGAGCGAGTAGCAATATGAACAATATCAAAGTTAATTACAGCTTCATTTCAGAGCTAGAAGGTGGCGCACAACTAAAAGGCTATGTGCCTGATGCAGCTAATTCTAAGTCGGGTGTAACGATTGCAACGGGCTTTGATATTGGTCAGCGTTCGCGTGAAGACTTAGAGCGTATGTTTTTTATCGCACGGCCTTCATTGATAGATAAGTTATTACCGTATTGCGAGCAACATGGTGAACACGCTCAGATGATGCTGAACCTAATGCCGCTGAAAGTGAGTGAAGATGAAGCCACCCTGATAGATAAGTGCGCAAAGTTTGAGTCGATAACTCTATTAGCTGACAAATACAACAAGCATTCAGTCATCAAATTTGAGCAACTACCAGAGCCCATGCAGACCGTGATTGCATCGGTTGCGTTTCAATATGGTGATTTATCTAAACGCTGTCCTAAGTTTTGGCGCACGGCCATAACACAAAACACGCAAGCCATGATTGATGAACTTGTTGATTTTGGTGATAGATATTCTACACGCCGTTGGCGTGAAGCTAGGTATTTAGAGCAGGGAGTAAATTGATCATGGGTTGGTTTTCAAACTTAGTGGGCGGTAATCCGATTGAAGCGATTGGCAAAGCAGGTGATGCGTTATTTACATCTGATGAAGAGCGCCAACAGCTAAACAATGATTTAGCAGAAATTAAGCAAAAACCTCTGTTAATGCAAGCGCTAGCTAATACTCATGCAGCACAACACCGCTCAACGTTTGTGGCAGGGGCAAGACCTTTTTTACTGTGGGTGTGTGGCTTTGGCTTTTTATTTACTTTCTTAATTAATCCAATTTTGCAGTGGATTTGGCCAGACGCAGGAACGCCAGAGCTACCGACCGATGTAATGATGGAATTAACACTCGCTTTACTTGGCCTAGCAAGCTTAAGGACAATCGAAAAAGTAAAAGGAGTAGCTAAGTAATGGCAGAAATTAAAACCGAAGGTTGGCATGTAAAAAAAGAAGTGAACATTGCGCATGTATTAACGACCTTGATTGTGATTGTTAGTGGCTTCTGGTTTTTTGCTGATTTAGATAAGCGCATCGATACCAATGCACAAGAAATAAAGCATCAAAAAATGATGCGCGCAGAGTCACAAAAGATGTTTGAAAAGCGCCTAGATAGTATGGATGCCAAGCTAGACAAGTTGCTAGAAAAAATGTGAAGGCATAAACAGTTTAAAGACTATTAATTACCCAGTTTGAGGAATAAAGCATGAACCAGATCATTACCCTAACCATTGGCAGTAAAGAATTTAAATTCAATGTAAGCACCAATGATTACAACGGCTATATCAACGACATTATGCCGAATAACAAGGTCGCACCTGCGCACAATCTAGTGATGCGCACAGTCGATGAAAGTAATAAAAAAGAGTTGCGAGAGTTAATTGATAAATCACCAGGTGCAGCACTGCAAATTGCAGGTTTATTGCAACAGGAGTTCGCGCCAGCGCTTGAGATCAGCGTAAAAAAATAGACGCGCTGGTTGAAGCCATTAGCAATAACCCGCTTGAGCAAATGTTGACGTTTCGTCGTCATCTTTTACCGCATGAAGATGACAGCGAACATAACTTAGCAAGGGCAGCATGGCTGATAAAACGCCAGCGTGAAGATTTAGAAGCCATTGTGATTAATGCAGTTAGCAAAGCCTTTGGGGGGTAGTAAATGAGTTTACCGCAGCCACTTATGTTTACAGTGGGGTTGATTGACCAAATCACAAAGCCCATTGCAAAAATAAGCCATAGCTTAAATGGCCTATCAAGTGACTACCAAACGGGCACCATGAAAATGGCGTCAGGTGTGGCAGGCATTGCGGCCAGCGGTTACGCATTACAAAACGCACTTATGCCCGCCATTGAAATGGATCGGGTACTGGGTGAAGTTAAATCTCTCGGTGTGCGTGAGTCTGCATTAAAGCAATTAACGGATACCTCTTATCAATACGCCCTTAAATATGGCAAATCTGCCACTGAGTTCGTGAGCTCAAGCTATGACATTCAAAGTGCGATAGCAGGACTTAATGATGCTGATTTATCAGCGTTTACGATGTCGAGCAACGTACTTGCTGCGGCGACTAAATCAGATGCAGCCACCATCACTAATTACATGGGCACCATGTACGGTATTTTTAAAAACCAAGCCGAAAACATGGGTAAAAGTGCATGGGTTGAACAAATAACAGGAATGACGGCGCAATCAGTACAAGCGTTTAAAACGACAGGTAGTGAAATGTCGGCGGCGTTTACTTCTCTTGGCGCTGATGCAAATAGTGCAGGCATTGCTGTGAATGAACAAATGGCAATTCTTGGTACATTACAAGCGACGATGTCGGGAAGTGAAGCGGGGACTAAATATTCTGCGTTTTTAGCGGGGGTAGGTAAAGCACAATCTGCTTTAGGACTGACCTTTACTGACAGCCAAGGGCGCATGTTGCCTATGGTTGATATTTTAACAGAAATTCGTAGCAAATATGGTGATGTGATTGATGTTGCCGAAGGTGATCAACTTGCCAAAGCCTTTGGTTCAAAGAACGCTGTATCAACCATCAAGTTATTACTGACAGACATTAATGGCCTGAATGACTCGATTAATTCACTCGGCCAAGTAAACGGCATGCAAAAAGCCGAAGAAATGGCAATGGCTATGACTGACCAAAGCGAACGGTTAGCACAAAGCTGGTATGTGATTCGTGCGGCATGGGGCGCAGCCATCTTACCCGCCTTTAATGATTTTGTGGGGCTTATAGCGGATATGGGCACCAATGTTGTGTGGTTTACTGAGCAGTTCCCAACTCTAACGCGTTGGATTGGCTATGCAGCGGTTGCAGTATTGGGGCTTGTTGCGGCAGGCGGTTTGTTCACGGTGATCATGGGCGCGAGCAAAATGGCTATGGTCGCATGGGGTGTTGCGGCAATGACATGGACAGGGATCACCACAGCATTAAGCGCGGGCTTAAGCACCTTACGCAGTGTGATGTTTGCTTTAAATATTGTGATGTATGCAAACCCGATTGGCTTAATTGTAGCGGCTATCGCTGCGGCCGTTGTTGCAGTAGGGGCGTTGATTTATTACTGGGACGACTTAAAAGCTAGCTTTGCGGATATTAGCTGGATCAACGTTTTACTAACTGGTCTTGAATACGCATGGAAAGCGGTTGAAGTGCTATTTGCACCACTATTGTGGGCGCTTGAAGAGTTAGCCGACCTAGCAGGAATTGAACTTGATACCAGCTTTGAGGGTATGAAAAAAATGATAGGCGTTGAAGCCATAGCCCCCCTTGAAGGAAAAACCGTAAAAGGCGGAATAACCCAACAGATCAGTAACGCCAACCAACAAAAATCAACCTCTGTTGGCACTGTGAATGTGTACCCAGCAAAAGGTGATAGCAGTTACATGAACTTTGTGGAGATGCATTCATGAGCCTTTATCGTGATCTGCACATTGAAAGTGGTGAAGTGGTGTTAGATGCAGGCCACAACCCGCGTTATTTAGCTGACCGTGATGTGATAGCACAAGATATTGTGCATGCCATTTTAGATACAGGCCTTGCCAATTTACTGGTAAGTGACAGAGGAACGAGTGTGACGAACGACACTAAGACCCGTATCAAGTTATTGGTTGAAGATGATGAGCGGATCATGCCTGGCACGGTACAAGTGACCGAAAACGAAATTAAAAAAGGGCAATGGTGGGTGTATGCAAAAACCATTGAGTTTGGTGATATTTCATCGTTGATCATAGGGGCGTAGTGATGGCTGATGAAACAGCGAACATTGACTTTAAGCGCATTGTAGAAAATGCGGGTATTCCAACCACTGAAGAGGGCTGGAAAGCCTTATTCAAAGAAGACGTTGAAGCAGAGGGCAGCATTATTGCAAATGACTCGCCGTTCTCACCGTTCTGGCGTGTGATCACCGCAATTATTGCAAAGCCGGCTAACTGGATAGTTAACAAAGTACTGATTGAAAATATACTACCAAACCTATTTTTGAAAACTGCTACTGACAGCGCATTTATAGAAGCGAAGGCATGGGAACATGACCTAACACGCAAAAATGAAGAACGTGCACAAGGTAAAGTGCGTTTCTATCGTGCTGCTCAAGCTGGTCCAAGCTTACTTATAAGCGCTGGAACAGTGATACAGACAGATGCAATCAACGGCACGGTGTATCGCGTGCTAACAATTGACGATGTAATTCTGCCTGAAAACCAAGGCAGTATTTTAGTGCCGGTTATCGCTGAGTTCGCAGGTGCGGCGTATAACTTAGGTGCAGGCTATTACCACATATTACCCGAGTCGGTCACCGGAATTAGCAACGCACTTAATGATGATCAGTGGCTTGATATTTTGGGCGCTGACGCCGAAACAAACGAAGAATTAAAACTAAGAACCCGCAACGCATTTACAGCTGCGGCACCTTGGCATATTGATGCGGTATACCGCGCTATATTGACAGAACGAAGCGGTCTGGACACTGACAATATTTATTTTGAGCACGATGCGCCACGCGGCCCTGGTACTGCAAATGCGTTTATTTTGTTAGATACAGGTGAGCCAAGCCAAGTACTTATTGATGACTTAAACGACTATGTTATGGCAAAAGGTTACCACGGCCATGGTGATGACTTACTGGTGTTGCCGATGCCAGGTGTTGATGTGGCTGTTGCAGTCACGATTTATCCGCATACCTATTTACTTGATAGCGAAGTAACAACATTACTCAACGATGTTGAAAACTTTATCCGTAGTGCATTTAGAGAAAACACTGATTACTCAGTCACACGAACAAAACCACAAAGCAGATTTAGCTTTAGTCGTTTAGGCCAAGAACTGCATAGGGAGTTTGAGGGAATCGACTCATTGAGTTGGGGGCAAGGTGATATTACCAGTGAAAATGACGTTCCGCGCTTGGCATCATTAACAGTAACAGATGGTAATGCGTCATGAACATAGATTGGGAAGCCCTCACCAAAATGCCGTACTGGCTAGCGCGGCCAGCAAGTGAGCTCGATAAGTTACGCAAAGGCGCGGTGCGATTTTGGCAGCGTGTAAGTGAAATGCTTACATGGCCTGCAAAGCAGCTAGACCCAATGACCGCAGAACTAGCCCTTGTGCATTTACTTGCATGGGAGCGAGATATTACGCAAATCCCAAATGAAACAGAGCAAACCTACCGAATCCGCGTTAAGTACGCGCTGCAATTTGCTAAAGGGGCAGGAACGCAAAGCGGCTGGTATTTCATGTTTGAGAAATTAGGCACACCGTGGATCACCATCGATGAGCGTGTGAGTGAAGTCGATTGGGACGTAGTGAGCTTGCAATTGTTGGATTCAGATTTAGCAGAGCGAAACCACCTAATTGACAATATTTGCAGGCAATACGGTCGAACGACTCGCCGCTATGAATACAGCACTATTGCAAGCATGCCGCTTGTCGCACCCCCTAATGACTTTTCACATGAAAACTTAACGGGGTTTGCAAAGTTAAGTGACGACATGAGTCCTAAATTAGGGCTAGCGGTAATGGACAACGAATCACATTTTATTATTGCAACAAATAAGCAGCTTATTAGCTAAAAGAGGAATTAACATGGCTTCAATTATTACAATCGCAGGTGAAAAACTTTTTGCTGCTAAAGCACAAGCTAATGAGCAGTTAGATATAGATACGTTTATTTTTGCAAATGTACCCGGACAAGATGCAACAGCACCGATTAGCCGGGAAGAGGGTTTACCAAGCAACTATATAGTTCATCAACAAATCGTTCAGCAAGTTGGCCGGATTAATGACAACGTAGTGGTGTATTCGACGGTTCTTGATAGTGTGACAGGCCCGTTTGAATTTAACTGGGTAGGTTTGTATTCATCAGTGAACAACACTTTAGTTGCTATCAATCATATTCCGACTACACCAAAAACCGTGACGGCTGACGGTGTTGCGGGTAATACCTTAAACCGTAACTTTGGTATTGAGTACTCAGGTATTGCTGATCTTACAGGTATTGATGTTGCACCGGAAACTTGGCAGTTAGATTTTACTTCTAGGTTAAGCGGAGTAGATAAGCTAATTCAGAATTTAGCTTCAGATATTAATGGTAAGAATTGGTTCATTGGTGATGGTTTTAAAGTTGTGGAAAGATCAACTTTAAATTCATTCAAAGTACTTGCTGGCACAGGTTATGTGAACGGGCTAAGAGTAGAATTACTGGAAGATCATATTATTGCAGTCGAAGACTACCCTAAGGGAGTTTATCTAGAAGCGTGGTTTGATGGTGATGCAAGTAGTGTGTGGCAACCTAGATTTAATATAAATATTTCAAATAACCTTGATGAATTCACCGATGAGCACGATAAAAAACACTACATAACAAAAATTGCTGAAATTAATCAATATAACAATGTTCAAGATTTAAGAAAAAAACCTACAAGTACAGAAGCAATTAAAAACGAAATAGATAGCCATATTAATGATGGCAAACATAACGCAAATTCAATCGGCTATAGAATTGGTGATTCATTAGATGATCTACAACGCGCAGCAATGGTTTATGAAAAAACGATTAATATTAAGATACCAACAGATTTTAGCGACTTGAATGAAGCCCTCAATAGTTTGAGCGGTGTTTCAACATCAGGAAAAACTGAGATTGTTATCAAAATAGAAAGTGGTCATAGGCTGACTAAAGGGATCAGTCAACATGGCAGAGATTTTTCTGATGTCAGAATAGTATCTGATGATGAAATTGTGTATCTAGATAATGATTTTGTTGGTGCAGATACTAGTAATGTACCTTCAGGGATTCTTGGTGAGACGCCTAGGGCACCATTAATCTTTGGATATAGAACTAAATTACCAACATTAGACTGCATCATTGATATGGAAAATAATCACGGTACTGGTATTCAAATGGCTGAAGCCGAGTGTGTTGTTAGCCAAGGTAAAGGGATTATTAATGCGGGCTTTAGAGGAATTCAAGTTCATGGGCGAGCAAACATTTATGGCGCAAACTTTAGTGGTTCATCTGGTATAGGTTTAAGAATGCAACAAGCTTCTAGTTGTAACGCCAGAAGTGCAATATTTGATAATTGTTGTAAAACACTTGAGCAAACTAATTCATCAATTTATGCATCACGTGGGTGTATTCTAGAGTTTAGAGGTGGTTCAGCAAAAAACTCGGGTGGTTTTGGTTTAATAGCAAGAAGATCACTTGTTAATGCAGATGATGCTGATGTAAGTGGCGCTGCAAAAGGTGGCATATTTGCAGAATCACAGGGAGCAAATGTTTCATTCTCAAATGGGAACGCACTGAATTGCGGATCATCTTCAGCTATTTATGCAGCAGCAGGTGGAGTAATTTGCGCTTACGCGGCTAAATTGTCGAGGCCAAGCGCACCACAGGCAACAATAAACCTTAATGGTGGTCAAATTTGGGTGAATGCAGGAACAGCAATAGATGGTGTGACAGGTGAAGAGATAATAATTCAGTCCTCTAATGCTAAATACTTAAACGCATTTTTTGAACGAGGCTGCATCATTTTCAATGATGGAGTAGGAACATTTGAAATTGGTGAAAATGAACTTGGCAAATTTGAGAAAAAATCAAATGGACAATTAAAAATTTGGACAACAAATGTAATCAATTTAGATTTAGGGCCAGAGCAGTGGAGTGGGCAATTACAACTTCCTGATTTGCCACATCCATTTTTAAATATAAATAATGTTGAAATATCGGTTGTTGGTAGAACCCAAGTTGATGCTGGAGGTTATAGAGTTGCGGTTTCTAGCTGGCATCGCCTGGTACCCAATACAAATGAATTTAAGGTGAAAAATGAAGGTGTAGAATTAAGCGGTGACGGGCAAAATATGGCAATTAAGTGCATTGAAATGAGAATGTCTGTCGAAGGTACTTGGAGATAGATAAATGCTAACTCTTAACTCGCTATCAATCGATCTAAAATCACTTCGCATCACGGCAAGCCAAGAGCTTGCCAGCGAAGATGCAAGCGGGCAAACCTCAAACACGGACAGCGCTGAGACGGGCATGAAAGCGAAAATGCTGACAGTGTCAGGACTAATCCCTTTTAAAAACGCACAAACACTCACTGATTTATACAACATGGCAGAAGCGACAGAAGCTGGCGCCCGTGTAATTTACAGAATTAATAATATTACTGCTGAAGCAATTGGTATTAAGCAAGTACGCTTTAGTAGCAAGATTGAAGCAGTCGAGCAAGAAACAACACGCCAATGGATGGTCACCTTTACCCTTGCTGAGTATCGTTCTGTACCGCAAAAAGTAGAGGAACGAACCGCTGAACCTACCGCGTTAGAGCAGGGCGGTGCTAGCAATATTCGATACGCTAATTTACAACAGCACTTAAAAGAAAACTTAGCTACCTTGAGGACTGTATAATGGCGGGTCCAAATGCCAGGTTTATTTCACGCGCGTATGTAAACGATCAGAAGGTGGAATTAAAAGACCACTGGATAGTGCTAAATGACTCAGCACCTGGTACGTGCCAGATAAATGTAAGGCAACCAGCAACAAAGCTCGATACTGTAAAAGTCGATCTTGGTTGGGGTGACATGGTCGATCGTGTCTTTAATGGCTATGTTGAGCGTGTTTTACCCAGCGTAAATGGCTGGTTCACGCTATTTTGTCGCGAATGGTCATCAGCGCTCATGTTTAATTTAAGTGTGATGTTACGCCATGCCACAATGCGCCAAGTATTAAATGAAATAAGCAATCAAACGGGTATCGAGTTTGTGATACCCGATAAACCATATTCGGAGTCAGCCGCACCGTGCTTTTATAGCGATGGATCAGGGTTGTCTATGCTCGATAACATTGGCCGAATTTATAAAATTAGTGACTTTATTTGGTATCAGCAGGGTAATGGCAAAGTATTTGTTGGCAGTTATGCCGATTCGTTTTGGTCAGATAAGCCCGTCACAATTGCCACATCTTTAATGACAGAGCATCAAGCGGGTAAGTCGGCCATGATGCCAGCTGCACCCATGGTTCGCCCGCATGTAATGGCGAATAATGAGCGCCTGAGTAAAGTTGAATTCAAAGAAACAAACATGACGCTAAGTTGGTAACTATGGAAAAAGTAATTCATCGTATCGTGCGCCGGCTATTTCCAGAACTAACTAATCAGTTACATTTACCACGTTGGGGAAAGGTCGTTGCATTGCCGGAACTACCGACTGAAGAAGGGGAAAGAGGGAGTGACCCGTTTTACCCACGTTATGCGGTTGATGTTCAATTATTAGATGAGAACGGAACTGAAACCAAATCAAAAGTTTTACAGGCCGTGCCGCTACCTTTACCAGGCGCAGGAGATAAAGCAGGCCGATTAGAACCACCTGCACCAGATAGCATAGTCGAATTAGGCTTTGCTTATGGCCGTGCTGATAAACCATTTATTAGAACCGTTTTACCTTTTGGTTGGGACTTACCCGCAATCAAAGAAGGTGAAGTGAGAACACAGGTTCGTGAGGGTGTGTATCATCATATTGATGAGCAAGGAAACTTTGAGAATAAAACTGATAAGTCATTAAAAGACATTATTGGTGAACTAGCGAAGCTTGAGTGCAAGGCTCGGCAAGTAATTGCCACAGAAGAGCAAACACATAAAAGCCCCAAAACATGGATAGGCAGTGAAAGTGAGAATGTACTTAAATTATTGTCAGAATTAATGGCAACAGTTCGAGCATTGGCAAATACATGTGCAACACATACACATAAGGGGGTTGCCACTGGCACTGGCAAGACAGAAGCACCAGAACAGGCTGGTGAATTTAGTGGTCAAGCATCCGAAGCCGAAGAACAAAAGGGGAGGCTAGACCCAATAACCAAATAGCACCACAGCCCAATAACCAAGCCCAGTTACCCGCTGGGCTTTTTAGTGCCTGCAATACACTGCAGTAAAGTTATCATCATCTATGTTGGCCACAAGCATTCTGGTCACGTAATTCAGCACCACGCAAAAACTTTCTCACGAAATCCGGACTCTTCCTTACCCTCCTGCGAGCTTTTTGGTGCAGTTTTTTTTCAGTTTTTGAGTACTACAGTTCATACCGCCAGCCAGCGCAGTATATATAGTTCTTAGCGGATCAAAGATCTGAAAAGATCGAAATTAATTTCAGTGTTTTGCAGTTTTGAGTTGTTTAAAACGTCATTTATATGACGTTAAACGACTAAATAACAACAAGTTATCTGTTTTTCGTCAGGTTTGAAAATGGATCCTATAAAAGCATAAGAAATTAAAATCTATTAAAATCATATACTTAATAGATTTTAAAACTGAAATTTTCTAACAAAGAATTTGAGTGATTTTTTAGCTAAATACAAAGAGACAAAATAGAAGGTGTGTATGTATGTGTGTATAAAAAATATATTTTAAAAAATTAGATTGTTTATTTTCAAATGTTTATAAGGTTTTTTGTATAGTCGTGCCAATAAATTGTTGGTTGCTGTTGTTCTGGATATGCCATGCATTAAACCTTGCTAAGCGTTGGGCCGCTTTGACTTATTTTTTGAATTAACAGAATTATGGCATAGAGCCTAGCTAGTTTATAGAGCTAAACGGTTTGATGCTGTTCAGCGTACGTTTTGTATACACAGTTAGTATAAAAAATGGCCTAACGGTTTAGTTTTATGCTTATATAGGGTCTAGTCGTTAGTTTTTACCCAAATTTGTATTTTAGTGGCTCGGTATTTGCTAACGAAAACTATCTTTAACAATGAAGGAACAAAAAAATGACTTTATCAGCTTTATTACTATCTACTTTAGCATTCGACGCAGCACCAGCTCCTAGCTTTGATACTACAAAACTTCAAGGTACTGGTGGAATTATTATTCTAAACCCTAAAAAGAAAAATCAAGAATTACAGGGAACTGGTGGGATAATCATTCTTAACCCGAAGAAAAAAGAAAATTAA